ATTATTCAAGAAGATTGAGCTTTAATTCGCTATTTGAAAGCGGATTGAGATGGAGGCTCTTTTGGGATTTGAACCCGTGCGTTATTTTCCAAAGTTGCATTAACTAATTCTATATCTGTGTATAGGGTGTCAGTTTCCACAACCGACTAAACAAAGAGCCATTAAATACCTTTCTTTATACTTGTAAGGCTCAAGTCCCTATTGATAGTCACAACAATGAGGAATATAATATTTCTAGTCACAACAACCACATATGAGGTAATCATTATGAATAAAAATACCGCTGATAAATTAGCTTTAATTATGGCTAGAGATGTATTAAAAACATCATCTGAGCAGATTAGAAATCTAAACGAATTCACTGCGGAGGAGTTAGCTAATTTCATTGCAGTCCTCTCAAAAAGATTACAGCATGATATATCTGAAGAGGTTTCAATCGATGATGTTATTTACGCCCATAAAGTTCAATAAACTTAATTGCCAGACAAAGTGATTCGGCTAACTTGTTCGGTGTTAAACTAGTATTTTTAGCCGCACTTTCTAATACAGCCTGTTTGATTAGATTTTTATCTTTATCAGATAGGCTGGTTTCTTGTTTTTCTTCCATTTCTAACCTCATTTGTTTTATGTTTGCCATTTCAAAGCACACTTTCTCTATCATTCGCAACGGTTTCACTTGCCGTTGTGTCTCTGTACTTCAAATGTGCTTTAAAATGTGATATTGCGTTTAGCTTATCCCACCGACTGGCTTCGTTTGTCATTACCGCAATATCTCACACTCATTGGTGCAGGGCTTTTAATCTGCAACTGGCGATTTTCACAAATGGCATTTCACGAGTGTGTTTTTATCCAAATTGTCTAAAATTGTGATGATAGTCACTTACTTAACGAATATTTTTAGTTATTATTGCAATCAACCTTGCTATTTTTGAAAGCGGATTTTCTGGAATTTGTATTTCACATTTTAATTCGCCGTCATATATTGCTTGGGACATTGCCTTTATTTTTTCTTTGGCTTCTTCCTGGTTATTTGCGTAAACATCGCATGCCCATTTGGTGCCTTGGAAGTAATAATGGAATAAATACTTTTTCATTGAGGAACCCCTTATGAAATTTGAAACTTATGTGGACTCTCGCATTGAATGGCGATGGCGTCTAAAAGCGGATAACGGTAAAATCATTGCAGATAGCGGGGAAGGCTATAAAAACTACACTGATTGCTTACACGCTATTGATTTGGTTAAATCTACAAATCAATCAACTCAGGTTGAAATCCTCACTTAACCATAAAGCTCCGAAAGGGGCTTTTTCATCACAATTTTTAAAGAACGTTTCAAAGTGTTTTGCTTTGATGTGCACTATAATACTAAAACTAATACTAATAGTAAATAGCAAAACTAATATTTTTTAATAAATTTACTATTTAAACTATTAAATAGCTGTTTTTACTAATATTTTATTTTGAAAAAATTTTGACTATTTGCTGAATTTGTGACCTAGATCACAGAAAAAAGAGTGGGGGAGAGGTGGGAGCGGTGGATTTTGGGCAAAAGAAAACCGCCGAAGTGGCGGGTTTGGTGGTGTGTGGGGGGGGGACAGGGGTTTTTGCGTCGCATATTTTT